AGTTATAAATGACGTTAATACTAATGGCAAAAGGTCAACATATATTGGTGGTACAGCAGATAAAGACACAGAAATGTCACAAGCTGATATAAACGAATTGATACAACGTAATGTTGACCATTTAGAAATTATTTTAGCTTATGATGGTACTGATGATAAACCTAATATTGTGGGTTCATCTTCAAGTAAAAAGACTACTTGTAGTGATGCTATTACTACTGGTAAAGCATACATATCAGCTAATTCATAAAAAGGAGAAAATAAATGTTATATCTTAATATTTTTGCTTGGGTTACAGCCATAATAGCGATAGCTTCATTAGTGGCGGCTATTACACCTACTCCCAAAGGAGATAAATTTTTGGCTAAACTGTACAAAGTCATAGACTTTTTAGCTTTAAATATAGGGAAAGCTAAAGATAAATAATGCCCAAAAGAACTGTAATGGAAGTAGCAGCTCATCTTGAAAAACACGAAGCAGTTTGTACGGAACGTTGGCTAGAAACTATCAATCGTATAAAACGTCTTGAGTTATTTGTGATAGCTACTTTAGTTACACTTTTGTTAAGTGCAGGAGCTATCTTAGCTGACCAATTATTTTAAGATGAATAATGCCATTACAAAAATATATTTTTCGACCAGGAATTAATCGAGAAGGCACAGATTACTCTAACGAGGGTGGTTGGTTTAATGCTAATTTTGTAAGATTTCGTAAAGGTTTACCAGAAAAAATAGGTGGTTGGGTTAAGGCTACTACGAACACTTTTTTAGGGACTGCTAGAGGATTACATCCTTGGGTAGACACAGCACTTAGTAAATTTTTAGGAATAGGAACAACTTTTAAATATTACATAAGAGAAGGACAAAACTTTTATGATATAACACCTTTACGCGTTACCACCGCTGCGGGTGATGTTACTTTTTCCGCTACAAATGGCAGTTCTACGATCACCATAGCCGATACAAGTCATGGCGCAGTAATTAACGATTTTGTTACATTTAGTGGTGCCTCTAGTTTAGGTGGAAATATAACTGCCGCAGTTTTAAATCAAGAATATCAAATAGCAACTATAGTTAACGATAACTCCTTTACTATAGAAGCTAAAGACACATCAGGTACAACCGTAACTGCAAACTCTAGCGACAGTGGTAATGGTGGTAGTTCTGTGGTTGGAGCGTACCAAATAAACGTAGGTTTAGATGTTTATGTACAATCTACTGGTTGGGGAGCAGGAACATGGGGGGCAGGAACATGGAGCGCTTCTACAGCACTTACACAGAACAATCAGTTAAGATTATGGTCACATGATAATTTTGGAGAAGATTTAGTTATTAATCCAAGAGAGGGTGGTGTATTTTATTACGACACTAGTGCTGGGACATTAGGCACTACTAGAGCTACAGCATTAAGTGATTTAGCAGGAGCAAACCTAGCACCTACAGTAGCATTACAAGTTTTAGTTAGTGATATAGACAGACACGTTATATGTTTCGGAGCGGATCCAATATCAGGTAGCTCGCGCACAGGCACCTTAGATCCAATGTTAATAGCTTTTAGTGACCAAGAAAACGTTGCTGAATGGGAACCTAAATCAACTAATACAGCAGGGTCTATAAGACTTTCTGCAGGTTCCTCTATAGTAGGAGCTATCAGAGCACGACAGGAAACTTTAGTTTGGACAGATACCTCTCTTTATTCTATGACTTTTATAGGTCAGCCTTTTACTTTTGGAGTTAATTTAGTTAATGAAGGAGTAGGTCTTATTGCTCCTAATGCAGCTGTAAACTCACCTAAAGGTGTTTTTTGGATGGATAAAAAAGGTTTTTATAATTATAACGGACAAGTACAAGACATACCTTGTACAGTACAAAATTATGTATTTAGTGATTTTAATCAAACACAGTCTTTCCAAGTTTTTGGTTTTCTTAATAAAGCTTTTGATGAGGTTGGTTGGTTTTATTGTTCCGAGAGCTCAACAACGATAGATAGGTATGTTATTTTTAATTATGAGGAAGGTTCTTGGACAATAGGTCAGCTTAATAGAAGCGCATGGGTAGACGAGGGTATATTTAATAACCCTATGGCTACATCTTCAGGATATTTATATAACCATGAAATAGGTAACGATGACGACGGATCCCCTATGGATAACGTATTTATAGAATCTAGTGATTTTGATTTAGCAGATGGCGAAGATTTTCAAGCTGTAAACAGAATAATTCCTGACATTAAATTTACAGGAAACGGAGGTACGGGACAAACAGTAAACTTTGTTGTTAAAACTAGAAATTTTCCAGCAGAAACATTAAACACGTCTGCAACAAGCACGTGTACAAGTAGTACCTCTAAGATAGATACTAGGATCAGAGCAAGACAAGCAGTATTGCGAATAGAATCAGATGACGATAATAATATTTCAGCAAGAACAGGTGTAGGTTTTAGAGTAGGGGCAACTAGAATGAGTGTTTACCCTAATGGTAAAAGATAATGAGTAAATTATTAGAAACGAAACTACCTGTTGCGATAGGGGAAATATCTCCTGAAACTTTTAATAGGCTCGTTCGCGTATTAGAATTAAGTTTAAATAACGTAGATATAGACGCAACTTTATCAGTAAATGAAGAACAACGTAATCAAAATAAGTTTCAACAAGGCGATATTATCTGGAATTTATCAACACAAGAGTTACAACTTTGGACAGGAAAAGAATGGATAAGTTTATACGAGCGAAGAGAGCTTGGAGTAGAGGGTGTAGCTTCTTTGGGCAAAGTTACGGTATCTACAAATGGGGCAACCGTAATAACAATATAATGGATAAGGAAAAATTAGTTAAAGAATTAATGTTAGACGAAGGAGTTGTCTATGAAATATATAGGGATCATCTTGGATATCCTACGTTCGGTGTAGGTCACTTAATAACAGAAAAAGATGAAGAGTGGGGACTTGCCGTAGGAACCCCTATTCCTAAGAAAAGAGTTTTAGAGTGTCTTGATAAAGATATTGAGATAGTCTGTACAGAATTAGATAAAAACATGAAATGGTGGAAGGAACTAGATGATGTTCGCCAACGTGTTTTAGCTAATATGGCGTTTAATTTAGGTTTACCTAGATTAAGTAAATTTGTAAATTTCTTAACTGCTGTTCAAGATTCTAATTGGGAAAAAGCCGCTGATGAAATGATGGATTCTAAGTGGGCTAACCAAGTAGGAGACAGAGCAGTTAGATTAAGTAAAAAAATGTTAGAAGGAGAATAAAATGCCTGGAATGAAAAAAACTAAATATGCAAAAAGAGGAGGAGCCATGAAGTCCTCTAAATATGCAAAAAAAGGCGGTGCTAAGAAAAGAAAAATGACACGTAAAAAAAGAAAATAGGTGGCTCATTTAATTAGCAATATTCCACATTTTAAATGTTGGGTGAGAAGGGAATTTACTGCTAATCATAGTAACTACCACGGAGAATTTTTGCATGCTATTGCGTTCGCTGTTAATACTATTCCTGACCGTTCGTTAAGTTTTCAAGTTGTGTTTACAGGTTG